AAGTACTTCGCAGTTGTCCCGGGTAAGGGAAAATTTGTAGTCAGTGCCAACAGCGCGTAGTGCGCGGCGCACAGTTTCCTCGTTGGTGCGGGCCTTGGCGCCTTTCAGTGAAGGTGCTTTCTGCAACACCGGGAACATGAAGTGAGCAGCGTCGTTGGAGTCAGGCTTGGTGGTGCCGAGCTCCATCACGTCGACAAAGCCGGCACGCTTCTCATTTGTGTTAGCCATGACGGCGCGGACCTTGCCGTCCTTGCCTTCGCCTAGGTAGATGCCGAAGTGCGCGGCGGGATCTTTCTCATTGCGGTAGTAGACGACATCGCCTGGTTTGAGACCGGACTTATTTGTGTAGTAGTTGCCCATGGCAGTACCACTTTTCTTGGTATCGAACTCCTTCCTGGCAGCCTTAGCGATGGTGCGCGTGGAGGGAGAGGGGGCGAACATGTTGGGCTCTTTAGCCACACGTTTCATGTCCTGAATAACATAAGCTCCTGTAGCAGCCGTGGCTCCAATAGCAAGTACCGCTGCAACTGCTTTCTTATTAACTTTACTACTCTGCTGTTGCGCGACAGTCCGACCTTCACCTTTTGTGCATGTGTGGGCCTTCGGAATATGCGAGGCCCCACAGGGCTTGCCGGATCCGGCGGCGTCGCGCAGGTCTGCCCTCACTGCCAGGTAGGTAGTGGCACGTATTAGGCCTAACGGGAGGGCGTCAGTACGTTGGCGTCGAGCGATGATGCGGTCGGCCTCGGGGGAGTCGACCCGTTCCTGCTCTCGCAGGATAGAGCCGAGGCTGTTGATTTGGCTCTCGTTCATCTTACGGAATTCGCCTTTGGCTTTGATACCCCACAAATGAGTAGAGATCTCACCGATTGGCTGGAATCCGTACTTCTGGTATATGCTACCGCGTTTGTTACCGAGACCGTCAGAGCTGTAGGCTTTAGCAGTTACAAAGCTGTTGTCTGGAATGTAAGACATCTGCTTTGTGAACATTGTCTTGGTTTTACGAGCAATACCTAAGGCTTGCTTGCGGTCCTGTTTTGACTGCTTGTGCAGTAGATCGACGGTGAAGTCAACCACATAGCGACCTGCTGTCTCACCCCCGCCGTAGTCGATGGTGTTGTTCGGGTGCGTGCGGAACATGACGAGAGCATCGCCTACGTTACTGACACTGACTAGATCACCATTGCGGAGGCTGAACGTGGCCATGTTGTTGGCATTGTCCACGTCTACAAGTTTGCTGCCTTTGGAGACCATCAAGACGCCGGCCACAGAAGTCTTTGTACGGCCTACCAGGTTGCGGACAGGCTCCTTAAAACGGCTCGGAACTTTGGCTAAACCTTTCTGAATCTGTTCGCTGGATAGTCCTCGGATAGCGCCCATCGCCAGGTTCTGGCGATTGCGGAAGGAAGCTGTGCCGCCAGCGGCCAGCCCTGCGACAAGGGCACCAGTAGCTGCGGCGCGGAGGCGGTCACTAGTTACGTCGCGCTCGGAGGACGCTTTCGTCGGAGCAGCACCGGCGCCTTTGCGACATTCATGCGCTTTGGGAATGTGCGAGGCGCCACAGGGCTTTCCCCGCAGATCCTCCCGTACAGCTAAGTAAGCATCCACACGTGCTTGCTGAAGTTCATCTTTGCGCCGACGCTTTAGCTCGGCTTCGGCAGCTTCGCGGGTAGCGTATCTTGGGGTGCCGTCAGGGTTCTTTTGCCTCATCAAGTCAGCAATTTGCTGAGCAATTGACCGACGGCGGGCGGGGCGTTTAGGGCGGTCTGGTTTAGGTGCCGTTGCACGCACTCGGGTCTCAGGCCCTCGTAAGGTGGTCAAGCGGTCGAATCCGTTACTACGTAAATAAGCCAGGCCTTCCGTGGTAGTGCTGATCGTGCGTCCAGAGAGCTCGGTTGCCGCCAGACGAATCTCGAGATCCGTCGCAGTAAATGTGGGAACTTCCATGACGCGTCGCGCATAATATTCTTTGGCGACAAGATTGCTGAGTCCCTCTTGCATCCGAGAGTCAATGGTTTGGGATTTCCCAAGACTCTTGGCTAAGTAGCGTGAGTGTCCGATACGAGCACTGTTTAGCAAATCGCTATAGCCAGCTCTACGTGCTTCAGGTGATAGTGCAGCGCCGGGGGTTTGACGGACTTCATCAGCAATACGACCGAAGTAAGTGTCAAACCCATTCCGTGTATCGCTATAGATCTTATCTGCAAGATTTTTACGACTTACGCTCGCTCCTTTTGTACGAGGCGCATCACCGAGAATCTTGTCAAGGTTGTTGACTGCACGTTCTCGTACATCATCGGGGAAATTAGCCGTGCTAGGTCCGACAAGGCGGTTGAGAAAAGCGCTCCGGGCTTCACCATTTTTAAGATCAACACCTTGCTGACGTGCAAGCACTTGCAAGTTGCGAGCCTCGCGACTTAGAGCAGTGGCGACGGAACGACGTACATAAGTGGCGTCGGAACCTTTCGATAAGTTGAAACCGAACTGACGAGAGAGGTATTCGTGTGTTGCAGGCTCGGAGAATGTGCTCCCATCACCTGCACCGGCGGCGTTTGTACGTTTAGTCCCCCAAAAAGTCTCTAAACTTTTTTGTCTCCAACCTGTAATATTATCATCGAGGGTTTTAGCACTAATATCTAACGCTTTAATCTTATTCTCTAGAACTTTGGCATTGCCGTACTCGGTTGCCCGGCGCTCAAGCTGTGTAGGACCAAGTAGCACCGCCTCACTCAAGGCTTTAGGGCCTCGAGCTGCTGTACCTGTAGTGCGCGCAATGACATCAGCTGCGGCGGCTCTACCAGCGGCACGCCCCTCTACCCTCGCACCTCTAATCCCGGGAATTACATCCAGAACGCGGTTAATGCCAGCCGCTACTGCCTCATCAACTTCCCGACCGACACCATCTCGGTAAAAAGGAACCCGCTTCAGCTGGTTGTGACTAAACAAGCCGAAACCAACGACTGCAAGACCAGCAGCAACAGTTGCAGCATGGCGTTCTAGCTTGGCCTGAAGCTTTTTCTTGCGCTGGATGTCACCAGGAGTGGCCTTCACAACCCCACGGACGATGGCGCGCTTGCCGCCTTCGATCTCGGAGAAGCTTCCTTTACGTACGCCTTTAGCAATGCGCTTAACGCCGCGTTCAATATTGGCCAAGCCACCTACGGGATCTGTACGAACTGCCCTTAGATGCGGATCTGGGCCTTTACCTTGCAACCGACAGTCCCAGTTGGGTGGAATGCACCGGCCTCCGCACTTCACATTGGGGGGCGTACAGGTCACTTGGCGACTTGTCTTACCAGTGCGGCTTCGAGCAGCGTCTATCCGAGCCTTGGTTTCCACATAAGTCGCAGTACGAAAGCCTTGCGGTGTGATGTTGGGTTGTGTCATTGATCAATACCCCTCGTTGTAAGCACGGAAAACATCAGCCTCGGAGTCAGGTACTGCGGAAAGTCCTGCTACATTCTGACCGGGAAAAAACTGCTGGACCGCAACCTTGGCGTTGCGCAGCGAATTGAACCCCGTTGTGTAAGGACCGTCAGTAACTTCTCCGTCTAAGGAAAAGCGTGCTTTGTACAGCTTTCTGGTTCGGGTGCGGTGCGGGCCAATAATGAGAATCGGTGCTGAAGCACTGGTATCAATGCGCTGTCCATCAGGACCAACCAAGGGGCCAGCCACAACATCACCGTGGCGATGTGTGACTGTAATGCGTAGGCCTTCAGCCGAATCAAACTGAAAATCGACTGCGCCCTCACCAGAAGGAACTGCACTCTCGGCTTCCTGAGCTACGGGTGGCTGCGCTGCTTGCTGTTGAGCGTTGTAGCCCGCCATCTGGCTTTGAAACTGCGCCTCGGCACTTGCCTCTAACTGCTCAGTGACGACCTCGTTGAGAGTAGTGTCAATCGCATACTCGGTGCCACCAAAGCGTGAAGAACGCACCTCGAGTGCATTGAGCACTCCATATTGCAAATACTGAATGTCGGAAGCAGCTTTTAACTGCATCAGTTCAACTTGCTCTTTATCTGTCCTAGTGAAGACAGACGGGAAACTCACAGACCAGGACTGAGGAATACGTCCTCGGGTAGGTCCCTCACGCGAAGCAAAGATGTAAGTAAACAGCTCTGTCAGCGGAGTGCGGCAGTAAGACTCCTGCCACTGCTCCACCAAGGAAGCCCACACGCGCTCCTCGTAGCGACCTTCTTTACCTAAGCCCCCGGGGGAGTCGCCCATCAAGATCGAAGCAGGCCATCCGGTCGCAGCTTGTAAATCTTTAATAAAGGGGTCGGTTGCCGTAGCGATGTTGCTCAGGGCGCGGTTAATGAAGTTGATGTCTTCCTCGACATCCACCACCATGCCGCCGTAGACACTGCGGCTGAGGTTATTTGCCTCTAGTCGCTTGCGTAGGTCAGCCTCGTTGCCCGCAGCAATGCGGTTGAATAGTCCAGGAATCTTATGAACGAAGACATCGGAGTCGCTGGTCATGGACTCGAGGCCCGACATTGCGGTCTCGTAGCGCTTGAAGGCCTCCCAAATAAGCTGCAGTACTGACTGCCCCCAACCTGTGTTGCGTGAGCGCAGGTTCCATGGCAGATACAAACCGTCGAAACGCGCTATGCGGGTGTGATGAATACGGATGTTGACATATCCGCTGGTTTGATCAGGCGTTAAACGTTGACTCGTGGTTATGCGGTAGTGCGAAGGACGCGAGTAATCAGTAATAGAAACATCTTCTGGAATAAGCTCGTGCCGAGATAACGGGATGTAACCGCGTAAGGCACGAATGCGTTTAACGTCAACAGGCTCTTCAGGCTGAGAGCCGTCATCAATCAGCAGCACTAAGCCAGCGCCGCCGTAAAGACGTTGTAGTTTTACCACCTCGGAGAACGCTTGGTGGAACTGGGTGCGTTGGAGGAACTGCTCGAACTCGGGGACTGTGTTTTCTGGGGCCTCTCCACCTAAAGATACGGTGGTCCGATGTCGCACAATTTCGTCAGAAATAGCGTCGACATAGCGACGCGGTATGCCACTTGTGTATAGCGACTCGAGTTCAGCCTCGGTTAGAAGAGTGTGAAAAGCGACTTTTGTGGCTGTTGTTTTATCTTTAGACGCCACACCTAACCCCGTGAGTGCATTAACTAATGCACCATCATTCCGGTAAGTTTCGGGTGTTTCGGTAGCCATTGAAGGTGTAGGCTCGGTGGAGCTGTTTCAATCGTAGCGGTTTATGGCGAAAGCTCATGCGCATCAGTTACCAGATGCAAGTGAGAATGGTAACTGATATGAGTATCTGGTAACGTATTAATGCGTCTGGTAACTTACATTTGTATCTGGTAACGTATGTGAGCATTTCATAGTCAACACAGTCTGGTTAATCTGAAGTAGTCAGCTGACTGCAAATGGTTGACCATCACATCGATGGATCGTACCTTCTGACGAAACGCCAAGCCAAATTACGCTTCAAGCAAGGGATCCTCAGTAGCTGGGGGTCCCTTTGTGCTTATTGCGGCTGCCCAGGAAACACGTTGGACCATGTTCGCCCGAAAAGTCGAGGAGGACGTAGTGAACGATCCAATCTCGTGTGCTGCTGCGTTGGGTGCAACCGAGCTAAGGGGAGCGAACTGGATTGGAGAATTTGGTTTAGGCGACAGAGTTGGTGGTCGCCTTACCGAGAGCACGCGATACAAATATGGCTAAATAAGTCGACCCAAAATTGGGTAGCGGCTTAGCTCATATGGTTTGTCCAGTTAAATGTTATCGAAAAAGCTTGCTGTTGCTGGTGTTTCTGGAATTAGAGAGCAAGCGAAGGCTAGCGCCATAACAGTATCGTCGTGCGCTCCATTTACTGCCTGACGAACCCCGTTCTCCTGCTGCTGAAAGGCTCGCAGCTCGTCGGCAATAATACCGGGCGGAAATACGAGCTCGTTGCGCTCGAGTAAGTACAATATGCGGTCAGTAGCTACGATTTTAGAAGAACGACTTGTATTAAAAGTCTCGATTGCGTATTGAGGTAAGACTTGCTGAAGCGCTTCCGCAATAACAGACCCCATAGCCTGTTTCTCGACGACAACACGCTGGGGTAGATAGTCTTCGATAAGCGTTTTTACGTGTTTTAAGCTGTAGTCAGTACTTTTACCGTTTTCGCGATACATACCAACAACTTCGTAAGGATAGGTCGTTATGTCCAAGACAACAGCTACAAAGTAGTCAGCGCCTCCAGCGTTAGGGTCAATACCGATGACGTAACTGCGATTTATTGAGCCGCACTCGTGCCAATGACCCCTAGCCGCTTGATTTATCAAATCATTGGGATAGACCTGCGTGTCAGTCGCGCCGAACTGCAGTTCATACTCGGAGTTCCACGCCGCTAGGGTCATGCGGCGGGACTCCCGGGTCTTACGCGCCCACTCGGGGTCGGCGCCGTAGATAGGGTGCTGGCTGTAGTGAATCTCGACCTTGCGCCAGTCACCCTCGTCAGAGTGCCAAAGCTGGCCAAACCAGTCGAGTTCGGTGTCTGGGGTGGACACCACGATTACTTTGGCGTCGTCGCCCACCATCGAAAGCGTAGGCATCGCACCGCGATAAATCTCGGCAGCGCCGTCGAGGAACGCCGCCTCATCCATGAAAAGTACAGAACAGCTGGGGATACCACGAGCGGCGCGAGGTGACGCGGGCAAGAAGTACAGCGTTCCTCGACCCTCAAACGCCAGCTGTGTAGTGCTGTCAGTGAGATAGCGGATAGTCTCACCCCGCAAACTGTTGGCCATCGCACGCACACGGCGGCCTAACTCGGAAGCGTCCTGCTGTGTTTTGCTGAAGATAACTGCAGCGAAGCCACGTTCCGTTTGTGCGCGACAAAGTAGGTAGTTACATACAGTCTCGGAGACTCCGGTCTGCCTTGATTTGTTGACCAGGATGTTGGGTGCGGCGTTAATCGCTTGGACTAGGTCTTCTTGATATGGATAAGGATTAAAGGGGGCCACGGTCCCACTCGTGCGAATCCAAGTGAGGCGTGCAAAATCTGGCCAGTTTTGAACTGTGGGTAGCTTTGAAGGGGTCGGCGATTCGTAGGTGTTAGCGCGGGCTTTGCGACGTTCTAGCTCGGCTTGAAGCCGCTCTACGCGCTTGCGAAGGGCAGATACAGACGCCATCAGATGTCCGTGTCCTCGAAGTTTTCGGTGTCTGTGGCATCTGCGTTGTCCGACGTAGAAGCTTCCTCAGCTTCGGGGTCGCTGTAAGACGTAAGGCGTAGAAGTTGACGCTCCAAATCTTGGATCTGCCGTTCCAACACACGGCGCTCTTGATAAGCCTGTGCCCCACTCATAAGGGTGCGTGCAGCAGCAATGCGA